TCACAATCAATTAAAACTCTGTAATCACTTTTCTGATTAAACAATCCTAGTTTTTGTGCTGTCTTAAATACTAATTCTTCCTCTACTGCAAGTGGTGTTTCAAAGTAAATGTTTCTACCTAAATTATCTAACTCAATTCTTTTTTGAGCTTGTATAAAAACATCAGTTTCATTTGCATTAAACTTTGGTTTTTCACAAGGATTGAAAACTGGTTTCATGTCGAATGGATTTCTAATTACATGTTCAAACATTATTTTTCCCACCTGTAAAAAATGTGGTCTTCAATCTCAATCGTTTTAGTTTTAGTTTTTGCCCAATCTGGTCTAACATAATCTGCATGATAATGAGTTGCACCACCAGTAAAATCAAATAACTTTTGGTCAAGAACATAATTTATTAACTCATTAATTTCACTATAAACTTTTAAGTTTTTTACTTTGTCTGATTTACCATCACAATACCAACTGAATTGACATTTGTTTTTGATTGGGTGGCCACTCTCATATGTTAACCCTTGTTTGACAACCTCACATATTGTATTTGGAAATCTTGTATCTTGTACACGATTTAATGTGACTTGTGCAACTGCTACCCATCCAGCTTGTCCTTGTCCTCTAGCTTCAAAATATACATTTTCTGCTAAACATTCTCTTTCATTTCCATATACATCAAATCCTATTAGTAATAATACTAATAATATTTTTCTCATTATGTGACCTCTTTTATCTCTTGTACAACGGACTTAGGTATGATTGTAGAATTACCACATTCATCAATACTACCATCTTCTTTGAAATTAAAATCTGAAACAATTCTAATCATTTCATCATCATCACTAATTAAAAAACCCGTACTTAGACATCTAGGTAGATTGTCTTCTTTTACATCCTCAACACTTCGCCATGAACTATCAGATTGAATATCAATCCAATATACATGGACAAATTTGTATGGTATTTTTTTAATCTTACTCATAATATAATACCTAATAAGGTGTTCATGTCAACTCTATATGATGAGGTCGAGAGAGAGTGAGCTGACATGAACGGGAACTTTTACTTTATCCTCATCATTAACCATTCTAACAGGTCTAACAAGACTTGTCAAGGGTTATCTGTCGATACCAGAGGCACTACCAGGTTCTGCTGGATATACAGGTGCTTCCTCAACCATGAAATTTTCATCCCATTTAAAAGCCTCTCTTACCACATCTTTTGATAAACCCTTATATACTTGGTGTAATCTTTTATCTTTTGCATCACATAATACTTTTGCCTCACTTTCATGAAGGCCTTCACACATTTGAATAAACATTTTTTCTTTTTGTGCTTGTGCTGTATCATTATCTGCGCCCTTAATAAAGTGCCAAAGTTTTTTTGCTTCCATTTGAAGAACTGTATGTTCTGTTCCCATAGGTGCATCATTTGGTGTAAATGGTACTTCACCTGTTGGTATGACCCATTCTACTTTAGGGTCAAAAGATGATTTTAATACCATTCTTAATGAAGGGTTATCGTTGATAATCAGTATTGCTACTTTTTCTGCTTTTGTTTTTGCCTTATGTACTTTATCAAGTACTTCTGAAAACAATAATGTTACATTGCCATTTGCCATTTTAAAATTCTCCAATTTGTTCAGTTAGACTTTTCAGCCTTTTATCTATAAAATAATTTAATAGTTTGCTTCTGTCACCACAGATAGCTCCTTTAAAATCATCTAAGATATCGGTTGCTAAATAATCTGGTATATTATCCAAATTAATTAGTATGTCATTCCTTTGATAATTTCGTTTCACTTCATCATCTAAATCATCAATATCTTGAGCCATTATACTCTGCATCTTCTTAGATGTCAAGGGTCTTTGCCTTAAATCATCTGTAAAAGTATGGTCGGGTGATAATACATTTGGAATGCCATCTGACTTATCACCTTTTAGTATATGTTCTTTTATATAGACAACTGCGTCAACACCATTTACATGTTTTTTAGTAATTGGACTGTATTGTCTTACATTCTCATATTTTTGTAATTGTATAAAGTCTTTATCACCCGATACAATCATGATTTTCTCACTTTGATAATGTTTACATAGTGTTGCAATTACATCATCAGCTTCTGCCCCATAAGTTTCAACAACTTTATAAGGTAGAAATTCTCTTATTTCATCTTTTATTTGATTCAGAACTTCAAAGATACTATTCCAATCTTTACCATCTGATTCTCTATTCTTTTTACGATTAGCTTTATATTGTGGGAATACTTCTTTACGCCAGTATGCCCTTGAATCATAAGTGAGAACTATCTCACCATATTTTTCATTAAACATAGTACGATACATTCGTACAGAATTTAATATCATATGTCTGACCATTTCTTCATCTAACTCACCTTTATTCATGTGCAAGTGCATCATTAAAGATGCTAAAGAGATTTGATTCATATCAACTAATATCATTTTCTTTTATCCATATCTACATGTGTGACTACCACAGGATTTTTATCATTATTATAGTAATGGTCACCATGTAAAACAGTATAATCATCTTTATCTCTGTGATTATTTAAATATCTTTTTAAAGGTATATTACCACTACCATCTATATCTTCTGGCATTAACTTACCCAATAGAATAAAAAATTTAGATGCATTGTCATCACTAGAAACAAGAAGAAAGTATCTTCTATGTGGAGCCATCTTCATACCTGGGCCATCTCCATAAAATAAAGTATCACCTTCTCTTTGTGTACCAGATTTTACTTCTAAAGTTTCTCTTGCATAATCACTACCTAGTGTTTTGAGCACTTCAGCTGATTTATCAACTAGTAAAATATCTGGCCCATTGTCTTTGCCTTTATTACTACCTGCAGCAGTGACAGATTTTATACTTAACACATCATTTAAAACTTTATTTAATGCACACATAGCAAAATCAGAAATTGACCCAGCAACTTTAGACTTTTCTTTACCGTGTTTGGGATGTAGCCAATTTACATCTTCGCCATCAACTTTCCATGTATTATCATGTTGTTTTTTAACTTCATTAAATAAAGTATCTAAGAGAACATCTCTTGCTTTATTTCCATACTTAAAATCTTCTACTGCATTGTATTGATTTGGTATAGCTTTCTTTTTAGATGTTGCACTATTTTCGTGTTCTTTCTTAGCTGCATTAAGTGTGAGATTTACATCATTATCAATACGACTTACTAACGCTTTATCTGCTGGACAATATGTACCATCTCTTTTTGTATATCCATTATATATTTTTAAAACTGCTCTAAGATGATTTATATTTAAACTTTCCATTCTAGAAAACTCATCCTCTTTCATTGACATGCTTCTTTTATTATCTTTCTGTAAAGGAAATTGTTTTAAGAAAGGTTTTAACCATGTATTATATTTTCTACAAACCACTGCCCATTTTTTTTCATCTCTAGTGAGATTTTTGTCACCATTAAATCCATACAATAATTCTAATTCTGTTTGTTCATCATATCCTACTGATGTAGGGTCATAAGTGCAATCAACACGATATGCTTTTATTTTTGTTTTGTCTAGTAAATGCCACATGTGGCCAAAATATCTTCTATGTCCAAGATAGATAGTACCATATCGGTCAATACCTATTGGTGTCATTAAACCTTTCTTTCTGATATCTTTAGCTAAAGCTTCTATTTCATTTTTTGATTCTTCACTTTCAAAATCATATGCCTTTAAATTTAAAGGATGTGGTTTTAATAATTTAATATCTACCATCCCATCAATTATAGGAACTTCTGGTCTTATTGCTACTACTACATTACTATGTAAATCATTTTTCATCATATATAAACTCCTATTAGAGAGGGTGACCCGAAAGTCACCCCACTAATTCTTAAATAATTAAGAAGCGAATTGTACGCCATTACCATAAAGTGCTTTGATTCCAGCAGCGATAATAGTTTTATCAGCTTTACCATTCATCAATACTGCACCTACACCAGCATTAATAATTGCTTGTGTTGGTTCACCCATACGATATGATGTTCCACTAGCAGATTTGTTAGTGTAAATCATATAACCTTGACTTCTTAATTTGTCCACCATTGCTTGTGGTGAAGTTAGGTCAAATGTGTTTCTTAATTGTGTCCATGTAATTACATCCCCTCTTTCGAA